TGTTCCGGGCATTTATGATGGTAATGAACTTGAATATACTTTAGGAAATTATGGTTCTATTTCGTTTTCAGAATCAATTGAAGAACTTTATAAAATAAATGATAAATCTACTTTGACAAGTCCATCAGGCGGTGCCCCTTTGCCTAAAATCGGAGGAAAAAGCCTAGACTATAGAGAAAGAGATCATCTTTCCAAACTAAGTCTTGGTAAAATAGAAGATAAGTCACATAGCTTTAATTATTTACTAAGTTGTTACTCCAGCTTGTATAGTATATTTTTTATTGAAGAGTTGCTTAAAAAATTAAAATTAAAAAGTCACTATGAAATTTGCTTTTTAATTAGCAAAAATATTCCTAATGATTACTATATTTATGTTAATTTAATAAAAGAAAAGCAAGATGGAAAAGGAAACTTTGATTTTTTGATCTATGACGATGCTGGTACAATGGTCGGCAAATATGATGATATTAGAATAGCAACAGAAAAAGAGCTAGCTACTCTTGAAATTTCTAAAACTACTAGAGAATTTTTTATTTCAAAAATAAGCAAAGGTACATTTTTAAATTAGTTTTATAAAATTATAAAATAAAATTTATAATTTTCATATGATTGAATTTATAAATTTATACAAAAAAGATTCTTTTGGATTCTTTAAAAAGTTTGAAATATTCTTCAAAGAATTTGAAGAATATTTTGTTTTGGAAGAAATTTTACCTGATCATTTTAAAAAAGCTTTTTTTAACAAAAAAAACAAATTATTAAAAGAAGCAATAGAAGATGATATTGACTTTAATTATTTTGAAATATTTAAAAAGCAAACAATATTATTTGAAAGCTTACAAAAATCAAAGATAGACGGTTTGCTTTTATTAGCTTATAAAGAAATTGAAAGCAATGAAACAATATTAAAAAATCTTAATAGTTTTAGACCAAAAAAGTCATATTCAGATTTAGTAGTATATAATAGAGTAGAAACAATTACAGGAAGGCTAACAGTTAAAAGCGGCCCAAAAATATTAACTATTCCTTCAAGATGTAGAAATATAATTAAGTCTAGATTTGAAAATGGCAAAATTATAAATATTGACTTTAAGTCTCTAGAACCAAGAATAGTATCATACATTTCAGGTAATAAATTTTGTGAAGACATATATCAAGAAATAAATAATTTTTTAAGTTTTAACGCAGATCGATCTGTAATAAAAAGAGCTGTTATATCTTTAATATACGGCAGTTCAATAAAAAGAATAGATAATCTTTCTAATGAAAAATCTCTAGAGATTAGTAATGTAATTAATAAATATTTTGACTTTAAAAAGATTGTTAGCATTTCAAAAAAAATAGACAAAAAAGGATATAGAAGAAACTATTTTGGCAGACCAATACACAATTTAAAAGAAGAAAACGAAAGAAAAATACTTAATAATTTTATACAATCAACTGCAGTTGACATAGCTCTAAATTATTTTAGTGATATTGTTTTACAGACATGTAATAAAAGTGCTATTCCTCTTTTTATAATACATGATGCAATAATATTTGATGTTAAAAATGAGTATGAAAATAAATTTACAGATATTATTAAAAATAATTGTAAAAACTCTTTAGGGATATTTCCTCTAGAGATAACAGAAATAAATAGGAGAAAATTTTGAGTCTTCCCGAAAGAAACGTAGAAGATTTGTGGAACTTATATAGCAATTTACTATTGTCTACAAGTGAAAACAATTCTGAAAATATACAAAAACTTTTAGACCAACAAGGTCAAAGAATAATTGAATGTACTTATACACAAAAAATATCTGAGCCATTTTGTGGAATTGGTGGTCTAGTCGAATATTCTATTAAGCTAGCAAGAACAGCTAAGAAGCTAGCAGAAACATTTCAATATAATGTATCACATGCTGCTGTTATAAAGTGCGCACTATTAAGTGAGATAGGTAGAATTGGAAATTTAAATCAAGATAGACTAAAAATATCAGACTCTGAATGGCACAAAGAAAAGTTAGGGCAGTATTACAACTGGAATGAGGATTGTGACAAATATTCAGTTAATCATATGACTCTGTTTTATATGAGTTACTACAATATTAGGTTTACATGGGAAGAATACCAATCATTAATCTTGCTCAATTCAGAAAACTCTGATGTATCTGATTTTTATGGTAATTTTAAATCTGATATTTCTACTATTTTATTAATATCTAAAGAAATGGTCTTAAAAAAAGAAAAACAAAAAATTGATGGGACACACAGTATTCCTTTTTAATATATAATATAAAACAGGAGGAACAAATGAATTTTGATTTAATATACGAAAGAGTTTTAATGAGACTAAAAGAGCAAAATGAAATTACAGAAGAAGATATTAATGGAGACGAGTCTTCTGAAAAAGAAGAAACATTAGAAGAATTCTCAGGTTCAGGTGCAATTGCTGGCGTAGCTACACCTATAGGAACAGATCCATATGGAAACGTTGGTAGTCCTTCAAAGTGGCTTAAAAAAAATAGGACACATTAATTTAACTTAGCGTGTACAATTTAAATATTAATAATATAATAACAAACGTGATTAACAGTTAATCATTTAAAAATTTAAACAATTAAAAAATCATAAGAAAGGTAGCAAAAATTGGCTATTGATTTAAACGCAATTCGCAAGAAGTTAAACCAGTTATCTGGACAAAATAATAAGAGAAATACTACGTGGCGACCTGAAGAAGGTGAGGAGTCTACAATTCGACTTCTTTCTTTTCCTGACAATGAAGGACAACCTTTTAAGGAGCGAATGTTTTACTATAATATCGGAAACAATCCTGGGCTTCTTGCACCTTACCAGTTTGGTCATCCTGATCCAATTCAAGAGCTAATTAATAAGCTTCGAGATGAAGGATCAAAGGAGTCTTACGAACTTGCAAAGAAGCTATACCCAAAGATGCGATGCTACGCTCCAGTTATCGTAAGAGGTGAGGAAGACAAGGGTGTTCGAATTTGGGCATTTGGCAAGATGATTTATCAAAATCTTTTAAACTTTATGCTTGACGAAGATTACGGAGATATTACAGATCCAACAGACGGCCGAGACGTAAGAGTCAATTGTTTTAAGACACCAGGCAAGATGTGGGCTACAACAGAAGTTAGGCTTAGAGGAAAGGTAACACCTCTTTCTGAGAATACTTCAAAGGCAAAGGATTGGTTAGACAACATTCCAGATATTGATGACATGTTTACACTTAAATCATATCAAGAGCTCGAAAACATTGTTAATGCATGGCTTAACGGCTCTGACGAAGATGATGAAGACAATAGTAGCAAAGAGACTTCTCGAGGTTTTAAGAGTCAAAATACTTCAAACGATGACTCACCTGACAATATTTCTTCAAAGTATAAGAACTTAGACGACGCTTTTTCTGATCTAGAAGAAAGCGTACCATTTTAATAAAATAGGATAATAATGGCTAAAGTAAAAAAATCTAAAGAAAATCTAGATGACTTTACTTCAGACCTAATCAAATCTTTAAACAAGGAAAGAGGTACTAGAGTTGCGTATAACTTAAGTACTGATGAATCTCCTACACATGTTAATCGATGGATTAGTACTGGATCAAAGCAGCTAGACTATATTATTTCAAATCAAAAAAATGGCGGACTACCAGAAGGTAGAATTGTTGAGATCTTTGGCCCTCCATCTATTGGTAAATCTCATATTGCAACTCAAATTGCAAAGTCTACCCAACAAATGGGAGGTATCGTAGTCTATATAGACACAGAAAATGCAACATCTGTAGAGAATCTTAGACTCTTAGGCGTCAACATTTCTAAGAGATTTGTATATGTTGATACTCACTGTACAGAAGAAGTTTTGTCTATTGCAGAAAGTACTATCATAAAAGCTAAGGCAATGAATAAAGACGTCCCAGTAACTATTATTTGGGATTCTGTTGCAGCAACTTCACCAAAAGCAGAACTTACTGGAGACTATGATAAGGAAAGTATTGGTTTACAGGCAAGAGCAATTTCAAAAGGAATGAGAAAGATTACAGG